ATCATTTATCCAAAATTCTCGGTAGGGATCCGGTCGCCATGTCCGATTCTCTATTTGTAGTTTCACCCAGTTGTTGTACTGTGCTATGTTTTGTTCGGTGGTCTTATTTTCATCATGTGCAATAATCTCCCATAGCTGTTCGCGCTCGTCTGGCTGGCGAATTGTGCGAAAGAGTTGTCTCTTTGCCATCTCATAAGTAATTACTTTTCCAGTTGCCTCGCTCCATCTGTCTGCGTGTTCCTGGATATTTTGTTGTATCGTTTTTCCATCCTGTGCCAATCTTCGCCATAGCTGGCGGCGCTTTTTATGATTTTCTAATACTTTTCTAGTTGCTTTATCTATCGTCTTTAAATTAGATAGATCTATATGTTTAACACGTTTCACGTGCAATCTCCGTTCTTTAACCTCGACGGCGTTCGGTAATTTCTACTACTAGTCGCATACGCCGCCCATGTCGGCGTATTCCTCCACCCCTCTCAGAATCTCGGACGCTGCAACGGTTGATTTCTGCCCGCCGCATTTGCGGCGTATGGATTTCCATCTGCGGCAAGCGGTACGATACACAATTTTGAAATTGTGTTAAAGAACGACGGGAACCCCTGTTGGCATTCGCATTGGACGGCGCATTGTTGCAATTCGCGTAAGAACGCCCCGCGTTGCGGTTGTTGTTCAAGTAGCCACCACGCCACACGACACGCAACCCCGCAGCAGAGTTGTAGTTCGCGCAGAAACCGGGTTCGACGTGTACCGTATCGCCTTAAAGTTAAGTTTTTATTTTATTTTAAATTAAGCGGGGGAAGTATCCCCCGTTCCTCCTCTGGTCGCTTCGCGCCCTTATGCAGTATAAGAACGACGGGAACCCCTGTAGGCATTCGCACCGGACGGCGCATAGTTGCAATACGCGCAAGAACGCCCCGCGTAGCGGTAGTAGTACAAGTAGCCACCACGCCACACGACACGCAACCCCGCAGCAGAGTTGTAGGACGCGCAGAAACCGGTAGTTGTGCCAGCTCCATTTCCGATCTCGACCGGGTTCTTTACGTGTGGGTATCGTTCATCAAATCCCATGGTTCTTACATAGCCCCATTCAGTTTGTGCGTTTTTGTATCCTACTGGCACATAGTAATCGGTAACTGTGTTTCCATAATTTCCGCCGTGCATGTCTTTGCAGAAATATGTCTGATAATCACTAATTAACAAGTCGTGTATAATATCAAATTGCTTGCCATATGGTGTTTCAATATAACGATATCTGCAATCATGCCGCGCATCATTTGCCACTGTGCCACTCGGCGCAGTTAATGTTTCTGTCGTTCCGACCGGGTTTGGCATGTTAGTTACGCAATGCGTCTGCGCCGTGATGTTTACCGGCGTTCCGTCAAAAACAACCGCCATGTGCGCATCATTAAAGACTTTAACTTCTGTTACGGTTCGGCTTTCGAATACGTTTCGGTTGTCGCAGGTCGTTCCTACGCCGATCTGCTCCCCCTCTTTAAAGTTTGCCGCGTCCGCATTTGTGAGAATGATTCTGTTTGTATTCTCTTCGGATAACTGTGCTTTCTTGTCGTTACCCCAGTAGCGCCCGGTTTCGCCCTGCATTACTGCCTGCTGATCTCTTGTTGCAAACTCAACATCCATCAATAAATCTATGATTTCTTCATCTTCTGACGTTGTGCCTGACAAACCCACACCCTCTGCCTTGTATGCCTGCATGAAACTGTTGAAACTGCCCCATTTTGGCAATTTTCCTGCTACGCTTGCCATGTGTCCGCTTGAATCCTCGGACGCTCTAAACGCCGCAATATAGGTTTTATTCTGCCCGCGCAACATGGATCGGCGTAACTTTGCCGGAATATAGTAGCCGTCTCCAGGCGATCCAGAAACCCATTTTTCTTCCTTTTCAGTATCGTAGATGTGCTTTGCCCAAAATAGTGGAATCTCAACCCATACATTGCCGTTTGTTCCATCCGTTTTAAAATCTGGATTTTTTACACCGTCTGTTCCAAACTCATAGGCTTTTACTTCAAACAGTCCTGTTTCAAGGTTCCAATCTCCATTGCAACGTCGCATGTCGCACCATGGATAAATGCCATCAAACTCATTTTCATTGATGGTTTCTCCAATCTGTACACCTGTTTTTGTGATACGCGCTGCATCACCTAATCGTGTTCCCTTGGCTGCTGTACTGTCTGCCAGCCATCTTACACCATATCTTCTTACTGTCTTGTCTGCGATTTCTGCCAGCACTGCCTGGCAAGCTGCCAGGGCTGCAGCTGCGTTTGCCGCGTATCCGTTCGCTGTGTTTACTTCCTTTTCAACCCATTCTGGATCAAAAAGGTATGGTAACTTATTCCATCCGGTTACACCATCACCTGTCTTAAATGCTTTCTTTCCATTTGCTTTTACTTCAATAGCAATTTCTTTATATTCAAGTACACGATCGGTCGCTTGCCAATTCGCTGTAGTATCTGTCTTTATTCTAATTGTACTCGTTGCCATTTTCTCTTCCTCTCTGGTTACGGCTGTGTTTCCGCCGTTCCACCGTCAATAATATGCACGTCAACACCTACAGCGTCTCCACCGTCAATGTTGATCGTAAGATTGTTGTACATCTGTGTTACCGCTGCCTCAC